ATGTGGTTAAGTTGCAAGGAGTTTGCAGAAAAACATAATGTAGAATATGAATCTATTAAAAAAGCCTGCATTCGTGCCAATAAGAAAAACAAAAAAATTTGTCAAGTTAAGTGTCAATTTTTACACTTTAGATATATTGAAGGGGTTGGTAGAGGAGGCAAAATCCTCCAAATTTGGGATACACCTTTGAGCGAGGCACAAGCACAAGCTATTGAAAAAGGTTATCCCTTTGAATATGTGCTTGAAATGGAAAAAGCTACAACAGAATCTACTAATATAATCAGTGAGGATTATCACACTAGCACTCTTAATAAAAGCAGCAATAAAACTACTGCAATGACTTCAGTGGAAGTTAGTGCTGTAGATTTAAAAGCAAAGAGTGAAGCACAGCAATCAAATGCTTTAAGCCATAGTGATGAGGTAGTAAAATCTCATAAAGATACTGATATTAACAAAAAATCTACCCACAAAAAACATTCTCTCATCTCTCTAACTCCTAATCAAAAATCACAAGCCTTGAGTAGAGAGCTAATCTTGCAAGAATATGAGAGTGCCAAGCTTAATGGAATGAAAGTATCCCACTTCATCACTCTAAAAAATAGAGAAGATTCTACTCTCAAACTCACACAGGGAAAACTTTTTGATTGGGCTAGAAAATACAAAGAGCAAGGCTTAGTAGGATTAGCCGACAAAAGAGGAGTAGCAAAGATAGGAGCTAGCAAGTTACCTACTTGGGCAAAAGAAGAAGTGCTTAATCTCTATCGACAAATGGGAAGCGGATATTGCAATCGTATGCAAATTTGGAGAGAAGTGCATATGATGGCGTGCGAGCATATGACTTACGATTATAAAAAGTTTTTAAAATGCGAGATTCCACCGCTTTTCTCACTTAATTCTATGAATCTTTATTTGGATAGATACCTCAAAGAAAACTCCCTAGAACATAGTCTTATTACTTATGGGAGCGATAAAACAGATAGTTATAGAGAGCCCGCTTATGGAACAAAAAGGGAACTCTACATTGCACCTAATGAGTTATGGCAGATGGACTCTTCGCCCTTAGATGCGATTGTCTTAGATGAGGATTCTAAACAAATGCGTCCGCATTTTATTTCAATCGTTGATGTGTATAGTGGCAGGAGCGTGGGAGGGATTGCCACGACTTCAGATTCTAATGCTGTAGTTAGAATCTTATGGAAAGCCTTTAATGCTATGGGTAAGCCTAAAGCCATTCAGTTTGATAATGGGAAAGATTATCTCAGTAAAAAGGTGCAAGGATTAATTGCAGGGCTAGGAATAGCCTATGTTCGAAGTGCTGCTTATAAGGGGAAAGCAAAGGCGGTAGTGGAGAGAAGGTTTAGAACCATTCAAGGAAGCTATATTACAGCTCTTAATGGCTATATCGGAAGAAACACAGGAGAGAGAAGCATTATAGAGCAGCAAGTAGCTAAAAGAGAGAGAAGAAGCAAAGATATTCTAGGAAATCCTATAAAAACCCAGCAAAAAGAGCTTTTACCCTTAAATCTTGTGAGTACCTATCTTGATAGTGCTATTGAATATTGGAATATTGACAGAATCTCACGCAAATGGGGTAAGTGTGATGGAAAAAGCCCTATGGATTTGTGGTATGCGAGTGATTTTGTAAGAGAGGAAGTCTCTTACTTGCAATTCTTGCTTTATGCTGATGATTCTAAACTTAGAACTATGGAAAAGGAAGGGATTAACATTAAACCCTTTGTTTATGTGCCTACTAAATACATTCCAGCACAAACTAAAGTGCATGTGCGCATAAATATTGATTCTAGCAATGAAGCCTTTATCTTTGATGAGCAAGGCGAGTTTATCTGCAATGCTTATGACAAAAAGGCTAGACCTCTTAGCCAAGAGGAGCTTAAGGCTATCTCTAAAGAATACAAAGCAGCCATCAAGAGAGTTAAAGAGCTTAGAGATGATGCTAGACATTCTAGCTTTATCCGCATGAACGCAAAACTAGAGATTGAAAACCTCAAAAACAAAGAGGAAGAAGCAAAAAGAAGTGGCAAGGGCATCAAAGGTGAGATTAGAAAAAGTATCGAGGAAGAACAAAGAGAGAGAAACGCAGAGGATACTTGGGAACTTGAAAATCTACCACAAAAGAATCAAGAAAAAAGGAGTGATTGGGATAGTATCTTAGATAAGTTGGCTTAGTTTTTAGCGTGTGCCTTGGTTTAATCTCCTTTGTCGATTTTTCTTTTTACAAGGCACACACTAAAGGCTAAGAGCCTTTAAAAAAACAAAGGAGGCACTCATGAGTGCATTAAAAAAAGAGATTTTAAACTTCATTGAAAGTGAAAAATCAAAGAATACAGATTTTTCACAAAGCAAATTAGAGGCAAAGCTTGGGATTAATAAAACATACCTCAGTCAGTATCTAAACAATGATAATTTTAAATACAAAGATAAGGTGGAGGAAAAATTTAAAGTATATCTTCAAGAGATTAAAGAAAAAGGTGAAGTAAAAGAAAAAATCAAAGGGCTAAGTAAGCTAGATTTTATTCAAACAAAAGATGCAAAAAAAATCTTTGCAAGGCTAGTATTAGCTAGCATGCAGGGAGATAGGATTTCAGTTATCTTAGGAGAGAGTGGCACAGGCAAAAGTAGGATTATTGAAGAGTTTTGCAAAAGCCACACAGAAGCTATCTGTGTGGAAGCAACGCCTGATATGAATGCCAAAGATATTTTAAATAAGCTTGCTAGCACTCTAAACTTGGGAATTTTTAAAAGTAATCATAGCGGTATTGTGATGATTGCCAAAGAGCTTAAAAGGCTCAAAAAATATGTAATTGTCGATGAAGCAGAACACTTAAAATGGAGGGTATTAGAAACTCTTCGTCGTATTATGGACTTTAGCAGTCAGCCTTTGATTTTAGTTGGGACACACTGGCTTGCTGATTCGCTTTCTAGTGGGAGATTAGGAAGCAAAAGAGAACAAGAGTTAGCACAACTAAGAAATCGTTGTTTAGGGAGATATGAATTATTAGGACTAGACAAAGAAGAATATTTAGAAATTTGTAAGGTAAGCGGGATTCCAAATAAATGTGCTTGGAAGCTTTATGAGCTAGGTGCAGGGAATTTCAGAAAGACAGAGGGGGTTTTGAGGCTAACACTTACTAGGGTTAGCTTAAGTGGAGGAGAGAGCATTGAGGTAGAGGATTTGGAATCCACTAAATCTATGATGTATTTGTAGGGGATTACCCCCTATAAAGTTTGCATCTGCCCTTTAAATAAGAGTAGATTCAAGCTTTTGGCTTGGAAATTCAAACAAGGAGGCGTAATGTTACAAGGACGCAACGGGTTTTATAGTTCAAAATATTATTTTGTGCTTGAAGGCGTAATTTATAAACGCCATAGCTCCCATGATATTAAAGAAAATCATCAAACTTTAAAGTTGGAGTTTGTGGATTTTTATTGTGGGGAATATCGTGGTTAAACTAGTATATGTTTCAAGCCCTTATAGGGCAGTTTATGATTCTTTAACACAAAATCACAATCTTTCTTGTGACAAAGTAATTGAAGAGGCTTATTGTCTCACTGCTGCTTTGGCACAAAAAGGGATTGATTGGGTTAAAAATCGCAATGATAAAACACAAAAGTTTTTACCTATCAGCCCTATTTTTGTGCTGGAGAGAATCTATGCTCGATACAACCCTTTTGCACTTAAGGCAGAAGAACCAGAGATTATGGAGGCTTGCTTTGAGCTTTTGGGGAAATGTGATGAAATGCTTGTGGTAGATAGCCCATACACACACAAAAGTAGCGGAATACAAGCAGAAATCAATAAAGCAAATGAGCTTGGGATTCCTGTCTTGTATGAATTGGGTGAAGTAAAGAGTGTTCCTGATTGCAGGAGGGGTGGCTATGAAGAATGGCTTGTTGAAAATGGTTTTAAAACACTTTAAAGGAGTAATCAATGGAAATTAAAAACTATGAAGATGTGAATTTGACACTAAAAAGACTAGCAGAACTTAGCGTTGCACTAGAAAAAATCAATGGTGAAGTGACACTAGAATGTAATCGTATTAAAGAATCAAGAGCTAGCGAGGTAGAGAGACTTAACAATGAAAAGAAATATTTAGAACAATGTATCACAAACTTTTGTGAGGACAACAAAGGTGATTTCGCAGAAAAAAGAAGCAAGGAATTTACCTTTGGGACTATTGGGTATAAGCTCACAAAGAGCGTAACACTCCCAAGAATCAAAGAAAAGGTAGAAAAGCTGATTGTTACACTAAAAAGCTATGGTTGCACAAAGTGTATCAAGTATGAGGAGACAATCGATAAAGACGAGATTGTGGAGCTTGATGACTCCACTCTTGTAAAGCTGGGATTAAAAAGAACAATCAAGGACAATTTTAGAATTGTTCCAAAGATTGAAAGCCTAGAGATTAAGGATTAAGGGGATTTATCCCTTGCCTTGCAAGAATCTATAAAAATGGATTCTTGGAGGGCAAACTTCAAGGTTTAACCTCCCAAAATTTAAAATAAAGGATAAAAGATGAGTACAACTATAATTTTTATATTCTTAGCCCTTCCTCACATTATTTTTGTGATTAGCTTATGCTATATTGCGTATTTGGTGTTAAAATATTTAGAAGATAAAAAGCAATGAAAGATACACAAGAAATCAACCTTTGGAGAGAAATAGAATCTAGACAAGCCTTAGGAAATCTTGTGCTTGATTCTGCTCCTAGCCTAGCCCACCTAATTAAAAGAGTGGATTTAAGAGAAGTGAATTGTAAAAATATCTGCGTGATTGTTTTTTCTCATCCTATTGGCAAAAAAGAATGGGAATTAAAAGAAAAAGCCTACTTAGAAAATATGCGAAGGCTTTATAAAGAGCGTAATTTAAAAAACAAGTGCGTTTTTCATAAAGTTTTGGTTGAAGTGGATTATAAATTACCCATAAAAGAAAATATTACACCAAAATATACATACAGAGAGAGAGCCACAGGGGATTTTGAGATTCACACTGCAAATCCTCTAATGATTGATATTTTTAAAAGTATTCAAAATATCATCAAAGAAAGGAAAGCACTTGAAAAAGACTAAAAAGAATCTACAAAAGGCATTAAAACAAATTAAACTCTTGAAGCTTCTTTTGCAATGGCAAAGCACCAAGTTAGAAGTCATCAAAGAAGAGTTAGAAAAATATAAAAGAAAACATAAGGAAACTTTATGACACCAAAACAACAAGCCCTTAAAGCTCATTTAATTAAAGTCATCCATACGCTAAGGGGACAATGTGGGCTAGGCGATGAAGAAGTTTATAGAGGGGTTTTACAAAATGCTTATGGAGTGAGGAGTTCTAAGGATATGGAGCTAGGCGATTTAATTGATTTTGCAAAGAAGCTTGGTTATGTTCCACCTAAAAAGGACAAAGAAAAAGCAATTTTTAAAAATGCCACTCAAAAGCAATTAGATACCATTGTAGGATTATGGGAGCAAGTTGCTAGAGATAAAAGCCCCCTTGGATTAAGAAATTTTTGTGACAAAATCATCAAAAAACGCCCTCTTTATCTCTCAAGTCTTGGAGTTAAAGAGGCTCAAAAGGTAATTACTGCACTTTTAGCGATGAAAAGGACAAATACCTAGTTTTAAGGGGCACTTTTTACTAAAACATTATAAAAGTGAAAAGTTTTTTATTGACAAATGATAGGTTTTTTATTACAATTTTTAGCATTAAAATGAGAGAAAGAGTAATCATGAAAACAATAGATATAATCCAAATTCCAAATATAGATGATTCTTTTGTTGATGAGTTGTTGGAAGCAGAGATTGCTGATAGTGGCTTAGAATCAAATGGTGATGTGTATTATAGCTATGAAGAGACAGGAAAAGAATATTCAGAAGAAAGATTAAAGAAATTTGGTTTTGATGTAGAAAAAATCAAACAATGGTAAGTAATGCAGATTGAAAAAGAATTAAATTTTTTCTTTGAGCAATACAGGATTTTCCTAAGTTTTGAAAGTGTAACCTCTCTTTTGAGGGGTAGAGAATATAGGATTATTCAATTTTTCTATATTCTTTTTATTGCAATATCAGAGGAAAATCCAAACAAGGAAAGAATAGACAGGGCTAAAGGGCTTCTTTTTGGGCTTTTGGAGGATTTTCAAAAGAAAAGTAGTGGGAATGCCATTGAGATTATAAAGCCCTATACAAATAGCTTTAGTGCTGTTGCAAATCCGCAGTTAAGCCAAAATTTTTTATTTATGGTTGAAGCTAGCCAACAATATTTGGAGTGGAGAAAAAAATTACCCAAACAAGCCAAACTTGCAATTTATCTCAAAAATCTAAAAGACAGGCAAAAATATTATTTCAAAGAAAGTTTGAATGACTTAAATAATACCCTGATGCAGCAGGATATAACCAAAAGCTATATGCTAAGACAGACTTTAATTGAATTTTACAACGCAATATCCCATCTTTATGCTGCCTATTGTGGCAATGGTGCAAAAGATGAAAATATTAAGCGGGCTAGTGCGCATTTCCAAAGAGGTGCTTTGGATTCTTATAAATCAATTATTAAAGATTTTTGTGTTTTAGCAGATGGACAAAATGTGCCAATATCCATTATTAACCGCCTAAAAAAGCTTAGGGGGTTAGAGTGTGCAACTATTGGCAATGATTTGAAGCGAAAAAATGAAAATACATTGCCCCTCTATAAAGAAATTACAACAAACATTATCGGTTTTATAAAGTAGCCTCTTTTTTCTGCTATAATTCCACTAGGCAAAGGAATTATAAGGAATAAAATGAATAATGAAGATTTGTTTGCCTACTTCTATGCAAAAATCAAAGAATCCACAGACATTAAAGATATTTTAAAAGAATTTGGTGGGGGATTAATCTATATACCTAGCTACAAAAGCACCAAAAGGGATGAGGACATTAGGGAAGATTATAAAAACCTCCTCTCCCAAAAGAAAAATCGCAGAGAAATTATGTTATTGCTCTCCAATAAATACAATCTCTCACAGCAAAGGCTTTATGCAATAACAGAAGATGTGAGAAATCCCTCTTTGTTTGGGGGCGAGAATGGATAACATCACCCTTTTTAATCAATATTGTGGCAAGATTCTAAGTATGCTTTATAGTGAATTCCCCTTAAAAGTTGATTTAAAAGCAAGCGATTTTACCCATAAAGCCATTGATGCAGAGACGCTATCAACCCCTAAAGAAAATGAATTATTCTTTGCTGCTATTGATTTTTTTGAGGCAAGAGAAGCTAATTGTTTTTACAAAAAATGATAATTTGGAGCGTATCCACCAATGCTCCCTTACGCTAAAGGGCTTAAATCTTCTAAATCAAATCCCAAAATCCTTGCAAGAAAGTTATGGGAGTTTATTAAAAAAATATGCGATGAATGCAGGTAATGAAGCCTTTAGTGTGATTGTATCTAGGATTCTAGATTTGCTAGGTAAAGCTTTTTGATTACTTCTTTCTTAAAAAGCAAAACAGCCAAGTTTATTTTAAAAAATTTTTTTAGTGTTTATTTAAACTTCACTAAAACTAATGAAATTAAAAATAAATTTATATCTTTTGTTATAAAATTCTACTATTTTTTAAGGGACTGGAGGTGTTTAATGAAAGAGTATTTAGAGCAAGATATTTCTGAGATTGACCTAAAAACACTTGTGAGAGATTCTCTAAATGAGGCACTCACCAACGAGGAAGGGCTAAATATTGGCACGCACACAAACCACTGCGATGAAAATATTAAGCAATACTACATAGCGTTACAAAATAATGAAGAATGGGCTACAAAAAAGCAAAAAGAACTTATTGAGAGCTTTAAGAATGACAGAGCATTCTAGCAAAACGCGTCCAAGTGCTTTTAAAGACAATATCCCACTCATTGAAGGACAAGTGAAAGAGTTTTGTTTTCTGTATAAAGAAAAATATAATATTGAGATTCTTAAGGGCAAGTATGTAAAAAACGCACTTGTAAATACAATCAAGCATTATATCAGCTTTCTAAAAGAATTTGATTTTGCGCTAGAGAGTGTGGATTTTTACCGCACTTATGCTTGGTTTGGCTATTTTCTTGCTTGTGAGTTTGGCGCAAAAGACACAAGTTTTCGTGCGCTTAATGTTGCACTTTGGCGAATTTTAAAAGAGTTAGAACAGCAGGTCGGCTATGAATTTTACAGAGATCAAGACAAAAAAGAAATTATAAGGCTTTTGCAAAATGAACTATCTTCTAAAAGTGATTTAGGTGTTGGCAAAAATGGACTTTACATAATGGGTAAGTTTGCTTCACTGATTCCTAAAAATTTGAAGCAGTAATTAGCCTAATGACTTCTTAAAATATTCTACCACTTCGTTTTCTAAACTCTCCCCAAAATCTTTCGGAATCTCCCCTTTGTCATTAATAGGCAAAAAAGGTCTTGCAGGGATTATTACTCTTTTGCCTCTACCAGCCTTCCCCCCAAATTGATGAATAGGTGCATATTCTTTATTGGTTCCAATAGTGACGCTTTGATTTCCTAGTTTATAAGTTAGGCTTGTGCGTAAAAGCCCGCTTTGGGTTAGGATTTTATTCCCTCTTTTTTGAATAAGAGTTGCAGGGACATTAACTTTCCATCTCTCTCCAAAAGGGCTACTTTGTTTTTCAAAGGATTCTTCACTTTTGTTTTTGGTGAGGATTCCAATTTCATTTAGGATTTCTTTGGGGTTATTGAAGTCTTTTGCGAGGTTATCCAATCGCTTTTGGAATTCTTTTAGGGAAATGGTTTGCATTGTCAAATCCTTTGTGGTATAATTTAGATATAAAGGTTTCGTCCGTAGTTGGTGAGAAATTCCACACCTTATCTAGCCCCAGATAAGCTAATGGTGAGAAGTAACGATAACAGACGGATTGTTATCCCCTTTATGCTAGGCTTGGGGCAGCCTAATCCAACAAAAGAGGTTTCACACCATGGCGGTATTGGATAACCCGCACCTTGTGTCCCCAAGCACAAGCTAAGTAAGAAATAACGGCGTAAGGTTGGTTCTTGCCACCTCTTTTTTAGAAGTGTTGGGGCTTCTTAAAATTTTCCACTGCTTTTTATAAGACTTTGTAAAAAGATTTCATCAATATCGCTCTTTTTGAATGCTGCCTTATAATAATCTCCAAAATGACTAAAATAGACAATATGATGTGTTTTGCTGGGCTTAATTTTATACACATTAGAATCCTTTAGCAAAAAAGGCAAGAGCGAATAATCAAACTCGCCTACATTATCATGGTGAGTATGTGTCCTTAGTGTATAGCCGCTTAAATAGACTTCTTTGGCTTTGCTTCCTAGTGCCTTTTGCAGAGATATTGGCGTTTTGGCAATCTTTAAGAAGTGATAATCGTAATCCTTGCTCTTTATTGCTTTTTCTCTTAGGCTCTTAATGGCAAGATAGTTTTTTTCTACTTGCTTAATTTCCTCTTCCAAATTGTTTAGAGATTGAAGTAATGCAGGGTTATTAGCATACCTCTTAGCCTTATATTCAATGATTTGTCTAATTCCCTCATCGCCTTTTAGATTCCTTGTATCATAATTCCAATCTTTATGGGCTTTGAAATTGGGGGATTTAGGAGAAACCTTAAAGCCTTTTGTTTTAAGTTCTGCTTGGCTTAGGGATTGCACATAACATCTACAACCCCAATCATTAGGTGGGTAGTTGCTTGCCCAAAAGCTATCTTCTCTAGGCAAGATAGTGCCATGCAATTTGGCATGACTTTCCCTAGTTAATCCATCCATAATAGCAACATAGCGTAAATATACCTTTCCTTTTCTTGCATACTGCTCTTTGGCTCTACCTTGAGCGTTTGCACTTCGCATATTGGTATTGTAGATATTTTTTAGTCGCCTATTATTAACATTAATGGTTTTGACTTCGCCTGTTGTTTTATCTATTACCTCTGTTTTGCCTAGCCAACCCTTTTTTGCCAGATTTGGCTTAATATCTTTTTTCCAAGATTCAAAGCTCATTCCTTCTTTTTGTGCTTTAAGCAGTGAATCTTGCATATCTTTTAGCAAATCAAGTTGCATCATTTTGGCAATACTAAAAGCCCTCAGGTGTGCTTCGTGCATTAATTCATCATAGTTAAAAGTGGTGGTAGGAATTTTTTGTTTTAAAAACTCCATATTTATCTTTGGTTCTTGATTAAAATCAAACTCAAGCATTGAGTGCCCCATAGATTTTTGCATTAGCAATTGCTCTAGCAAATTGCTCTTCTAAAAACTCTAATTGTTCTCCATTAGCTGCATTTTGGATTTTTTCCATAGCTTCTTCAAAGTTTTTTGCACCTTTGATGATTTTTAGAATATCAAAATCTTGAAACTCCAACCCCTCAATAAATTGCTCGATATTATCTTTAAAAGCAGGATTATCTTTTATGCCTTCTTTTAAAGGCTTTTTAAAGGGGATTAAATAGGGATTTAAAGTAGAATTTGCAAAATGGACAGATTCTTTTTGCTCTACCTCAATATTGTAGGTTTTTTCAATGTATTCTTTAGTGGGTTGATACCCCATTTCAAAAATTGTTTTATCTCGCAAACTTAAATCATTCTTGGGATTCCCCTCATCAAAGAGGCTTAGAGAAATTGAATCAGTAATTCCATTAAGCTCACAAAAATAAGCAATAGTTTTATTGCAAAGATACAAGAGGATTCGTTCATCACTCAATGCAATCTCTTCTCTAATGGCATTGTGAGTATTTGTTGCTGCATAAGAGCCACCACTTACATAACCGCTTAGGTTTGCTCCTAACAAAAAGGATCTGATTTGGCTGTCGCAAAACTCCACAATTTCTTTAAAACTCACATTAGAGCTTGGCTGCACGAGTGAAATTTCCTCATCTTTTGAGATAACCGCACTAGAGCCATTTAGCATATTGTATAACTCATAAGCTAGGCTTTGTGGGTCATCATCAGTTTTCCCAATTGCCCAAGGGTCGCCAAATCTTTCTAAAAATCGTATCCAAAACTCCATTCCTGCATTTTTAATTTTAATGCTAAAATAAAGCTTTTTAAGACTTGATTCGCCATAAAGGTTTCTCCAAGATTGGTTAAAAATTCCATAGACAAGCTTTTTATCAGGAATCTCTTGTCTGAAGCCGTTGCCTATAAACTCTAGTTTGCCTTCAGCATTGTATTCAAAGTCCCTATAATCCCGATTGATAAGTTTGGGAATAAAGATGCCATTTTCTAACTCCCAATTAATTTCAAAGGGATTTAACCCATAAAGATGGGTATCTAAAATTTGAGAAAGGATAGAATCATGGAATACCTTTTGCAAGATTTCTTTGTGTTTTTCCTCTTTGGCATTAATGATTGCTTTCTTTTTTAACACAGGGGCTTTGCGTGAAAGGAGGCACTGGGAGACTACCAAGTCTTGTGTGATTTTTGTAATGTCTTTGGTGCTTAGTTGCATTGGGGATTCTAAGCTTAAAATCTGCTCTATGAGTGTATTTTTTAGCAGCAGAGTTTGTTTGTCTTTCTTTTCTTTGTCTTTTTTCTTAAAAAACCAAGCCATATTCTCTCCTTGCTTTTTGCAGTCTTCTTGTTTTAAAATAATTGTTTGGATTTAATCTTTTTGCTTTTGGTGCTTTTGTGAGTCTTAAAGCACCCTCCAAGCAATCAGGCAAATCATCATTTTTACCAAAAGGAAATTCCACAAGTTGTTCAATCAAAAGACTTTGAGATTCGTGTATTAAAATATCTCCTTCCTCAATAGGAATTTCAAGTCTTTCAATCCGAACTTCTTTGTTTTCTGTGTTGTTAATGCCTTTTAAAAAAAGAGGCACACCCCGTCTGCTTGCTTCAAGCTTGATAGAATCTTTTAAAAAATCTCCACCAAAATTTGTCTCAATTCCCGCCTTGTTAGGCTTGTATTTAATGTAGAGTTCTAAAAATTTTTCAATTAAAACTCTTGATTTAAACACGCCCCCTATAGCTTCTAGGCAATAAAATTTGCCTTCGCTTAATCCCAAAACTACAAAGGCGGTATAGTCGCTTTTTTTCTTTGCACCTGCTGGGTCGCAAAAAAGCGAGATAGTTTCAAATTTGTTGGGGAGATTTTTATAAAAATGCAGATTCTCTCGCCTAAATTTTTGAGCCTCTGTGCTAGGCTCATTTTGCTGTTCTTTAGAAAAAGCTTTTGGGTTAGACGCCCTTGCTTCCATAAGGCTAACAAGGCTAATGGCTTCTTCCCATAAAAGTTTAGCGCCCTTATCCATTGCTTGTTTATTTTTATTGTAAAAATTCTCTGCAGATTTTACGCCTAATGTTTTATATTTGTGGGCAAAAATATCCCACAAATCCATTCTTTGTGGAAATTCCATAATACTTTTAAATTTTTTTGGATTCCAAAAGGCTAAAGAGAGTTTGCGGGCAAGCAAGGAATCGTAGTGTAAAATTGTCCCAATGTAGAGAATATCTATTTTTGCAGAGGCATCACCTAAGTTAATAACCGCAGAATCTAACCACTCCTCTAGCTTGTCTCTTTGCTCTAGGCTACGAACATTGGTGTCATTCTCTAAATCATCTAAGATGACTAAATCGGGACGATATACACCAAATTTAACACCCCTAAGCCGCTTGCCACTACCAAATGCTTTAAGTTTTACACCATTTCTTGTAACAAACTCTCCCACTTTCCAAGAGTTACTAGCACCACAAACTTGTGGGAAGTCAAAGGCAAGATTGGCATTTTCTTCTAACTCTGTTTTAATGGCTTCTAAGATGCCCTCTACTAGTTCCACAGCATCTGAGACTTCTACAATAAATCGTTTTTTATTAAAGCAAATACACCAAAGTGGGAAGAGTTGTCCTGCATAAATCGTCTTGCCATTACCTCTTGGGGCAGCAATGGCAAATTTGTTGCTGCCTTTACCTTCATTGATGGTTTCAAATACACTAATTAAATGTTTATGCAGTCCGCTCTCGCCCTTTAGTGTAAAGTAATGTGGAAAGTAGGTTTTTGCAAAATACAAAAAGTCATTTTTCGCCCTCTCTATTCTTTCCTTTTGTCCTTTGTCGCTTAAAGTGACACTGCTACTAATTTGCCCTTTTAGCTCCTCTTTTTTATCTGCAAGCCAAGCAAAAAATTCCTTACGGCTTAGATTCTCTAGTTTTTCTTCCTCTAAGTTTTGATGAGAGGCGTTAAAATCTTCTCTAAAGCTTAAGAGCTCTTCTTTGGAGAACATTTAGAGTTCCACCTTGCTAATTTTCTCGATAAAGCTTGGATTTTCTAGCAAATCCACAATTTTGTTTAAGAGGATTTTAGCGTCCTCATCTTTTTTAAGCTCTTCAATGAGTGCGGTAATGGTTTTTTTGACAATGCTTAGGGCATAATTTCTTGGGTCTTCGTAAGTAGCGACATTTTTCATTTTTGCAAAAGAATCCCCAAGCCTACTTAATGCTTCTGCCTTTTTTTCTGCTTTAATATCCGATTCTCTAATCTCTTTAATGGCTAAGTGCATTTCTTCCACAAAGCTAGAATAAATCTCTTTGCGATTACCCTTTAGGGAATTATAAAAGTTGGCTCTCTCCATTTCCCACTCCTTGTTTTTGTAGTTTTTAATGGTTCTTGGATTTTTATCTAAAATCTCTGCAATCTTTTGTGTTGAATAGCCTTTTGAATAAAGCTCTTTTGCTAGTTCCTTTGTGGATTTAATCAAGTTTTAGCCTTTTTCTTGTGTGAATAAAAGCTCTTTGTGGCTTTCTTTCTAAAAATTCCTCTTCTAAAGTAATGGGAATTTTTTTGTTTGCCATTTTGAGTAAAATGTCTTCGCATTCTTTGCGTATCTCTTTTAATTCTTCTTTGGGGAAATCATTCCTCCTTTTCAACTCAAAAATAGCAAGCTTAGTGCAAATATCCCTTAAAAGTCTTGTGGGGTTAGCAGGGATTTTGATGAAACTTGAAATAAGGCTTTCAGCATCTTTGATAGCATCATCAATGACAGCTCTATTCCAAATGCCCTCGCCATGAATATCGCTTAATGCTCTAAGTTCATTGGCTCCCACTTCATTAATCAATTCATTCTCGCTTATCATTGGCTTTAGATATTGATGTTTTAAAACGCTTTTAATGGGTTTTAAATGCACACTTTGGGCATATTGAGATTCTTTGAGTTCAAAAATATCTTTTTTTAACTCATCACATTCCTCTTTTAAAAGAGAGATTTGTTCGTTAATCTCATTTAATACAGCAACATTGGGCTGTTCTTTTTCCCTCTCTTTTGCATAAGCCTCTCTAAAACTTAGAATCTCGGCTTCTTTGATTTTTAAAAGCTCTTTTGTGTTTTTGAGGGCATTAATGTTTTCTTGCGTCCAAATGGGCGAAGTTGTCAGTGAATTTGGTGTATAAGGGATGTTCTCTAATTCCATTTTTTCTCCTTTAATTCCATAAATCATCTAGCGTTTTTATGCTGGTATTGATTTTTGGAAGCAAAACAATATCTCCAGCATTTAAAATTTTTTTATTGAGTAGATGAGAATTTGTTTCAAGCACGCTTTGAAAAACATTCAAAGTGCCATAGTGTGAATAAACTATGCTATCCAATCGCTCATCATCTTTGGCAATATAATGAAATCCTTTGAAATCTTTGGGGATAACAATTTCTGTTGTTGGGATTTGTGGCTTCTCCTCCTCCTCTTTGTCATCTAGGGTAGCACAAAGAATAACACCTAACTCCTCTGCAATCCCCAAAAGCTCTCTGTGTAAATTTTCTAGTGTTTTAATTGTATCTGTGCTTGCACTTTCTAGCTTATTTTGTAAGTCTAGTATCTCTTGTTGCAAAGATTCCAATTCAACCCTTAAAGCCTCATACTTGGAATTATTTTCTTGGATTTGCTCTTCTAACCCTGTCTTTTCTGCCCTTAGCGTTGTGATTTCTGCCTCTTTGGCTTTTATTTCATCGCTTAGAGCTTTAATCTCTCTATTTAGTGCATTTATAGCCTCTGCAAGTTCTTTGTATTCTTGTTTCTTTTGTTCGAGTAGAGCCTCATTTTCAGGGATTTTAAGCTCTGCATAATATTTCCTTGTTTCAAGTTGTGGTATTTTCTCTTCGTGCAATTTAATCTCATCGCTTAAAGCCTTGATTTGTAGATTCAATTCATTAATAGCTTCTGCCAAAGAAGCATATTGTGCTTT